ACTAAATCTCTTGATAATTTCTTACATACTTTTAATCCATCAGGAGTACAAGGAACTTTGATTGTTGCGTTCTTTCCAAACTTACGAAAGAGACGTAGACCCTCCATATACATTGCATCAAAGTCACCAACAACCTCCATACTAATATCATCAATACCCATATCAATAAGTTGTTGATAAACCTCTTCTGGGTCTCTACCACTCTTCATAATCAGAGTTGGATTTGTTGTGATACCGTCAATCAGGTCTGTTTGAAAGTGTTTTTCTATCAATTCTGTATCAGCGGTATCCAAAAATAACTTCATAGTGTCATATAACTGTACCTATAGTATAACACATTTTTTCAGTTTGCAAACCATAAGTTAAAGTTTGCTAAATAAAGCTACATCAAATAGGTACATTTACAGATGAAGAAACTATTACCTATATTATTGTTTGCGGGTTTTAGTTCACCTGCATTTGCGGATATTACTCATAAGTTAAGTTCAAGTGTTCAATTACAAGTGAACGCAGCAGCAACTCAGGTTGAAAGAATCGGAAGTTCTTACAGTGTTTCTGGAAATGGTGTTGATACAACAGATGGCACAACTGTTAACACAGTATCTGCTGGTACTATCACATCAGGTGTTATGGCACCAGGAACTATAGCAGCAACCCAAGACGTACCAGGTGCAAGTTTCAGCTACAGCCAAACATACATTCAAGGTGATGCGGTATCACAATCTGCACCATCAGTTGGTGCTGTAAGTAACTTCTCAGACCAAGTTTCAACTGCAGCAGGAACTGCTGGTGACTTAGCTGGTACAATCACAACAGCGGGAGTTATGACGCTAACAGCTGGTGGAGCTGGTACTGTGGCGACTGGCCAATTCGTCAATGAGTTGACCGTTCAATAAATTTGTGTTATAATGACAGATGAAAAAGTACCTTGTCCTAATTGTGGGTGTGTTTGTCCTTGCGAATGCGAGGACTGCGACTGCTGTGCCAGTCGTCCCTAATTTTACCCAGGGCTCGATGACCAGCAACACGGAAACGACATCTACCGTGACTGAAACGATCAATAGTATGAATTATGATACAGGATATCAATACGTTATTACAGGTACAAATATACAACACGATGGAAATACTATTTCATCACCATCAACAACAGGAAATAGTAATACACTGAATGGGGTGACTTCAACATGGACAGGATTGGATCTAAACAACAAACCAAACTTTACACTAACAACGCCAGGAGATGCCTTTCAATTCACAGAAAGTTATTCTGGCCCAGGTCTTTCAAATCACACAATAATACAGAGAACCACAACTATACAAAGCGTCACAAATACAACAAGCACCTTCTCAAACTGATATCAGTTTGTTTATTAGGTACAGCATCTCCTACATTTGCGAGTGATATAGGTGGTGTTTCAGCGACAGCAAATCCAGTCGCCAATAGTTCTGGCTCAGTGACCAATCAAGCTATACAAGTTTTACAAGGACCATACATTACTAATCAGTATGGTGATGGTATATCATGTCAGACTGCTACCGCCAATTTTACACCATACATCACCAGAACAGGAACATGGCAAGATCCTTACGAGGACATCTTCCTTGATCCAGTGTACAACAATGCAGATAATAATGATGACAACATACCTGATGCACCAGGTGAGATACTTTACTACATCCCTACTCGTACAGGTCAGAAGTCTACTCAGAATATTAACTTAGGTTTTAGTGCAACAATATCAATACCATTAGATAAAGAAGCAAGAGACAAATGTATGGAAGCAGTTGCTTTACATAATGAATATCGCACACAACTTATAGCAAATAAACGCCTTGACTTTGAGATAGCCAGATTAAAAAATTGTGGAGAATTGAAAAAACAGGGTATAGTATTCCATCCAAAGTCTCCTTATTATAGTGTATGTGCAGACGTAATGCTTATAAATCCACCTGGCGTAGTAGGTGAGCACAAACATTCAATCATACCTAATAAAATAACTCACAACAGAAACAATCCAAAACCAAATGGAAATGCTAGTGATCTAAAAACTATATCTATAGGTAACTAACGTTTTATAGGAGGTAATCCTTTCTTCTTACGATACTCATCCGTTATAATATCTTGACGAGTGGGTTTCGTAATTTTTTTGCCTAATTTTTTCTGAACAGTTGTAATTAATTTTTTTACTGCGGGTCTTATAATTCTTATTAACAATGGTGTGGCAGCAGCACCCGCTGTAGCAACAACTGCTAGTGCTGTCACTGAGGTCACCTGATTTATAGGTGGAACGTATTTCTCCATTGGTGAGGTAGGTTCGTACAATGTCACACAGACATTACCTTGCAGTTCATGACCTACAACTTTCTCATCACCTGACTGTGTTACATCACCCACTCTTAGTTGAGCAGGACCTGGACATGGTGTTTCTTCTCCTACACCTCCTGTGTCAGGTGTTGGTGGGGTAGGTGGATCTGGTGGTGGTTCTACAACTGGTGGTGGTGTCTCTCTGTATATGTTTAAATCTTCTGGTGTATAATCCATCGCATCATATGTTGGATAGTCAGCATCACAAAGAACCCTAACATTAGAAGCATCTTCTTCTTTTAGATTAGGTTGTTCTCTATTTTTCTTTGCGTCAGGATGATACTTTACACAACCTGGCATATCAACTATCGGCACACCAACATTTACTGTCACTGGTGGTGGTTGATATATTGGAACTGTCTTTGTTACATTTGGTATTGCTATCTCATTTATACCTACCTCTTGAATTCCAATGTTAGGTATACTAATAACTTCATCCATAAAAACCTCACGTGAAAAAAATTACCAAAATTTTTTTTTCAACTTATCTCCACTTACTTAGTGCTTTTACTTCTATTAATTTTGCTGTCTCTAGTTCGTCACTCTCATCTGCGTGTGTATGATGTGTGACTTCTCTTAGTGTCTTGAGATATTCTAAGACATGTTCTCTGATCTGCATCAGTTCATCAAAGCACCCTTGATTATGTGCACAACCTCTCAGTTGGTGATCAGGTGCTAAGACTGACTCAGTGAATAAGGACAATGCCCTATCATATTTGATAGCAGGAGTCTCTTCTCCTACAGATGCTTGGTCTTTCATTAGAATGGCATAGGTACGTTTGGAATTGCATCACCTGTCATATCAGGAATAGCATCTGTGATACCACCACCTATGTCAGGCATAACTGCATCCATAACTTTTTCTTTTACACTATCAATGATAGCATCTTTTCTGATGAATACATATCCACCAACACCAACTACACTAAGTGCTACTACACCTGAGAAGATAGCGATTCCGTTAATAATTTTTTGCATGATCTTACTTTTCGTTTGGAACAATTTTTACAGGAGCTGATTCAATCCTGATAGTTTGTGCAGGAGCAGTCTCTGATGCCTTAGCGATAAGAAACTCCATATCTTTTTTAGATATGTTAGCACTGCCAGGATCACTATCACCTTTCTTCTTCTTACCTCCCGCTTGGACGCCAAAGGTAGCTAAAGTTCCTGTAAACACAGAAGCTATAAAGGTCGGATCAATTTTTTCTCCTGCATCATAGCCAGGTATTTTAACGTAGTTCAAAGTTAAAATTCCTGCTGACCACACAAGAACGATCACTCTTATGAGTGTCGCTAAGTACATCAGTTGCTCTTCTTTATCGTCAACTGCTTCTTTAAGTTTGCCAAGAGGACCTTTCTTTTCCTCTTTCTTGACTTCTGCCATAATGATAGTTATTCTGTTTTATATATACGAGTCTAACTTATAGAGTCTATAAAAACTTTACGATATCCTTTTACTCCTTCCCAATCTTCATTAAGTGCAGCGTTTATATAGTCCATGAATTTACTGGTGTCATGTCCTGTTGCTTCCATCTTTTTCATTGTAGATGATATAGAACAACCACCAAACACTGTTTCATATTTGCTTGCTGTCTTCTTACTGAAGTTTGTCATATATGACTTATCATAGTTGTATAACATATTGAATATACCAGAGGTTTGATTATATATTTTACCGTCCATTACAACTTGTTGAGCACCCCACTTAGAACTATTCTTTCCTTCTGTAGGTACAAAAGATGATGTGAACTTAGTTACATCATTCAAAGCATTGATAACTTGTATTGGTTTTGCTACGAATATTAAAGTCTTCTCAACAGATTTTATATTAATTACTTTGTCAGTTAGATTCCATTGTGGTAATATATCTGCACCAAATAATTTTGTTGTGCTGTAGTCACTTACATCATCATAGAACACAGTTGTTCCTGCTACTAATACAACAGGTAAGTTGGTTCTTTTTACAATCTCATAATGTAATTGTGATCTCTTTACAGACTTGACATGATGTATTAATTTATGACCACCACTTGCTACCCATTCCTTTACAAAGTCAAAACCGTGACTGCCTATGCAATGCACGGTTGCTTTTGTGTCTGGGAACCCAGTACTAAATGTTTTTAATGCTGTAACTGATGTAGGGATAGAGTTACTATCCTCTGCATTAACAATTATCTGTGGTGACCAGTCCATTATACAAAATAGTTTTTAACTATTTAGACAGCGGGTTCATAAGATACACTGTCACCTTTTCTAGGATATGCTGCGACCTCTGGATCTGGGTCTAACCATTTGACATATTCTGGGTCTTCAATGCAACAATCTAGTTGTGCTGCTGAGTCAAGATAATACATGTCGTAGTATCTCTTTTGTATGTCATTGAACTTTTGTATTCTGTAGTCAGGTGCACCATTGTTTTCTAGTAAACCTTTCTGGACAAAGCGATATGGATAACGCTCTAGAATAACTTCTGTCTTAGCACGCATCGTCGTGGTCTCTGAGGTAGTCATAAGATAAATCGTTTGGATTCTGTGGAACTACTAGTATTTTAGCACCGTCAGGTTTTTCCACAAGCACCACTGTGCCACTTTCTGCTTTGTCACAGTAGTAGTCTTTGCGATCTTCAAACTCTTGTTCAGTTATTTCGATCATTGAATCACTTTCCACGTCTCTCCTGAGTTGTAACTTATTGGTTGATGTTTAGTAAATGTTTTATCCCAAAGATTCATCTTACCTTGTTTAGTTTTACCTAAGTAATCTACTGGTGCATAACCAGTATGTTTGTAAAACCTACAATCAAATATCTCTGTTGATATACCAACCCTATTTAGATTTTTAGGTTTGTAATGCCAAACATCATAGTGTAAGGTAAGTCTATTTGGAAGACTATCAAAGACACCACGTATGTGTCTAGGATCTGTTACTAAAAACTTACCTTCTTCTGGAACTGAGTATGCTATTTCTTTGGGTGGAAAATCTACAAACTCTTCCCAGTAGTCACCATGTTTAGTATCTAATATTGTAGTAGGGTCTTGATTGTTTGTCAAGTATGTTTCAGTTGACAATAAAGGATACCTCATGATGCCATGTTCTTCACGTCTATAAACATCATCATGATTAGAATGATAAGTTATTGTATTATAATCACAGGTATCATGTATCCACCACTCAAATCCTATAGGTTCTCCTAATGGATTCCATGGATTAACATTATGCCATAGAGCATACTGATCTTTTAAATAAAAATCAAAAGAATCTTGTATGTATTTTTCTACAGTATTTTCTGGTTCATCATATATACCAATCCATTTATTAGTACCAATAGGATAAAGATAATCTACCTCTTCTCTAAGTTGTAAGGTAGAATGTGAATCAAGGATTGGAGGATAACTTATTATGTTCATCTAATTCTTACATCAGAGAGTCTAGTAGTTCTCCTACGAGGTCTCTCTGTTCCTACTCTAGGAACTTCTGGTTCTGGTTTTGGTTCTACTAATTGTATCACGTACTTCATGTTCCGTCCACCATAAGTATTGCCACAAACATATGTCTGATTGTCGCAACCACACACATGATGATCATGTTCATGCTTAGAACTAATAGTGGTGTTACACTTCTTGCAAGTTACTGTTGTCATCTCGTTTCGCTATGTCTACAAATAAAAACATCATGTCATCATCAGATAGATTGTATCCCTCATGGACATAATCCATAACATCATATACTTGAGGTTCTCCCTCAGTCCAATAAACTTTTTTACGATCCCACACCATGTAGCATTCTTTTGATGGTATGTACAATGGAATCTGAATTCTTCTGTATGCTTTACCATACACAGGAGGATCTTTATGAGGTCCTAGTTTAGTACCAGACTCAAACAAAGCAATACTTGCTACAAGTATCTCATCTTGGTCAAGAATATCTTTTGCTTTCTGGTCTTCTACAACAGACTGCCTTACCCCGCCACCATTTTTATTCTGTGCTTTTAGCCAGCAGAAATATATATCCTTGTTAGAATAACCAACAGCAGTAGGTGCTCGTCGTAGGGGAAAATCTGTTCTTGATGCCCATTCATAAAGATAATCTACATCACTTTTCTTCATCTCTGATTGTTATTAATGTAAAGTCGTCAATCTCT